ATAGGCATCTAATCTATTAGTAGTGTTTTAATGGCTTTGTTCAACATTTTATATTAATATAATGAATTCAAGGTGCAGGAAATGCTTTGTGCTTCCTGTTGTCACGGTGTACAAAATCTGTCTGTTCGATTAATTCATCTAAAACCAAGAGTGCTCGTTTATTGTGAGGATTATCTTCAATATAGCTGTGAACCAAAAAAGCAATAAGACGCAAACTATTATTATCCATTTCTACAATAGTAGATCTTTTCATTCAACTGCTTCATCTTCAACAACTGGAACTTTCTTCGTTGATGTCTTTTTAGAAACTTTTTTCTTTGGAAGTTCACTATTTGCAGGAACCTTAACAGCAGTCTGCTTGCCTACCTTGTCGTTCAGTTTGTCAAGCCTTTCATCTAACTCCTCAAACAAAAGGACAACGTAGTGCATTGCCATATTCAGTTGGTTATTTCTAACTGCTGTCTCAAAAGCTTCACGAACATCAGTATCTTCCCCCACTTCGAAAGGGAGCTTTTCGCCTCGTAGAATTGCCATTTATGTCTCCTTTAATTAGTTAGTAAAATTATAATATATCATCTGTTTCATCAACAAACAACTCTACCACATTATTAAGCCAATCATCATCATGGCGAATGTTAGGAGAAGTAGAACGACCATATTGATTAGATGGGCGAATAGTATTACCTGAACCCTTACGCATATTCTTTTGATTGGGCTTACCACCAGTTGAAGAATCTTGCCCATCAGGAGCTTGAGGTACGCTTGTCTTCATTGCTCCATCAATACTTTTCTCTTGGATGGGTTGCAACCTTGCCATAATGGCTGCCTGCATAAGACCCTCTTCGTAGCCATCTGGATCGTATCCCATCTCTAGACGAAGCTCACGAATATCAATTGTATTGTTAGCGAACTTCTGAATAGAATGTGTCTCTTTTTTGACTTGTGTGTCAACATCAATCTCGCGAAACTTAAATTCACATCTATCTGACATTCCTTCAACCAATGGGTGAGTAATGGGATCAAACCCACCCTCCAGGAGTATCTCACTAAAAATAGTGAGGCGAATCATATCAGAAAGATACCTTTGATATCCCTTTATTTTATCGTAAAGCGCTATATCTAAACGGTCTGTGACAGAACGATTACCACCTTCTTCCATAACACCAAGATGATGAGGAGCAAGACCAAGCCCTGTGATAACTCTATTCAAAAAGTGACGAAGATATCCAGTCGCATCTAAGGCATTTTCTTGAGCACCGATTACTTCAACATCATGACGATCAGGGAGAACCAGTCCACCATCCGTGCGGAGATTGGCTAATTCTGCAGCAGCAGCGTCAATTTCCTCTGGCTCGGCTGGATGATCGTCAGTCCCAACTTTATACTTGTAAAGTGGGAACAACTCTTTATGAACCAAGTTTTGGATATCCTCTTCCATTTGACGAAGAGCAATAACATCATCCATAACTGAAACAATAAAAGGTGTACCAAAAGCTCTACCAGGCTTCTTGTCAATAGAGAAATGAATCATCTCATCAGGAGACCATTGAGGCTGGCGTTTTGTCTTGAAGCCATCAACAATATGATCAACACGTTGACGATATTTTAAAACCTTATTGTGCTTATTGCGACGTATTTCAATTGTTTCTGCCGGAACAATATAATAACCAACAACTGGAAGCTTATCTCCAGCAGGACTTAATGTTGTTGGAAAGAAGGAGAAAGATCGCCTCTGGACTTTGCAAGAAAACAATTTCCGTACTTAACAAGTTGATCACCAATATCGTTAAGCAAGTCCTGAAAAGGACGACGCATAGCATATTCCATATAGTCAATGCGCTCATGGAGGTAGTCTACCGAGACATCATTTTCTCCAATGATATCCCATCCCTCTTTCCATAGAAGTTCTTTATATTTGTTAAACGCCTGTTTCACAAAAGAGTCTGTATCTACAGCCTGTATAACCCTATCTAAATCATAAGGAGGTGACTCAAAAGAGGTCCTAGAACCAAAATCTGCAGTGCCAGTAAAACCCAAAGCAAGACTGACAACCTTAAAAAGCTTAGCTACTGTCTTGTCGGCTTGGTCATCAATTACCTGTGCTCTCTTTTTTTGGGAACGTAATCGCGATGGCGATTGATAAAAAGGTATATAATCTTCAAATGCCATTCGCTATTCTGCTCCTTTTGAGTAACCTATATAAAAATCATTCTCCTCGATTAGTAACAGACAAAAAGATATAAAGTAAATTTTTTATAGGTCTGTATCTGTAGATTCCTCTACTTGTTCTAACCTAGACTCCAGAACAACATTATTAAGAATTTCTGCAGATAGACGATCTTGTAACTTTTTAATAATTACATTAACATCTATATTTTGCTGAGACATTATTGCTCCTTCATTACATTCTCAATAATCATATTTTCAACAATTTTCATCCAAAAGATTAGATCAGGAATAGACATATTTGTGTCATATTGAACATTACTGTCTGTTACTTCAATTAAAACACGACCTACTTCATCTTCACTTTCAGTATTGGATACATCAGTCAATTCTGCATCTTTCATTAGGACTCCTTTACGTAGTATGTATAAAACCATATTACACATAATATTACATGAGGTCAAACTACATTATTCTTCTAATTCTGTCAAACGTGCCGAAAGATCTTGTATAGACTTTAGTGCTATAGGAATGAACTCTTCATACACCAATCCCAAATATTGATCGCCTTCACCTGCAGTGCTATCAGACTGTGTAGGATCTTGATATGCAGAAAACTCTGCTGGATTATATCCAGCATTTTCTAATGCTGTTTTTACATCTTGTGCAATTAATCCTTGATGACGACGATTTCCACCATCGCGAATAAAGTCTACTGGACGCAAGCTATTAACAAAATCGAGCCCCAATGGAGTATCTCTAATATCTTTTTTCAACCTCTCGTCAGAAGAAGTATTTGTAGCATTAATGGCGTACAACCGATCCCAGCGACGATTAACATCACTTCTTCCAAGAAAAGGATTTCCTATTTTAGTGTTCATTGGCTCAAAAACAATTCCATCAAACAGATAATCTTTTTCTGTTTCACCACCAGCAAAAATACGTGTTTGACCATTAGGCGCCACTGTAAATAAAGTACCTCTACCATCGAAATCTCTTACAATAAATCCATTACTTCCAGACCCAGAGAGTGTGTACATTGTTAAGCTGTCATTAAATATAGAAATAGAATTTCCACTACCAAGATTAACAGCGTAAGCAGTTCCAAGAGCATTCATATTTAAACTACCTGTGTTAATGTCAACTGTTCCCGTAGCTGCATCAACACGAAAAGCCGGACTAGCAGATGTTCCACCAATAGACAAAACACCCTCAGAATTAACTCGGAAACTAGCAGAGTCAAAGGTAGAAGCACCAATAAAGAGATCTCCCTGAAGATCAATATTGAATCTTCCTGACTCATTAATCAGTTCATAATTATCCCATTCATATCTTGATAAAGATAAACTACCTGAGCCCCTACCCTTACAACCTATCCACACATAACCAGGTGCTATAAAATTATCTGTAGTAACTGAAATCTGCCAGTTTTCTGGTTCATTGCTTCCAAATGGCCAAACCGAAGCCGAAATCTGGCCACCTAAACATTTCAAAGCTACATTATACCATCTATTTAATTCAATATTATTATTATTATTCAATCTTAAACTATCACTTGAACCCGTACCATGAAGAGCGAACCTTTTATTTCCAGAAACCATGTCAATCCCAATACTGATTCCACTAAACAGATCACCAATAAAACTAGGTAGACCACGTACCCCCAAAACCTCAGGAAGATTTGCAGAGTTATTAACATCTAAAGAATCAGTAATTCTAAATATCGTACTAATTTCTGCATTCATTACATTATTTAAACCATCAGGAGTTGCCTGAATAGGATCATCTGCAGGAAATGAGTGAATACGAAATATATTGGTAGACAGTGTGTCTAGTGAAAAACTTTGTGAATAACTTGAAAGACCTGAATTATTTTCTGCTGCAACCTCATAAGTGTATGAGACATTATTCTCAATAGAAGAATCTGTATACGAAGTAGCCCCATTGGAAACTGTGCCAATTACAACACCATTCCTACGAATAGCGTGCGAAGTTGCATTACTGTACCAAGATAATTCTACAACACCATCTGCAAACAAACCCGTAAGACCCGTAGGAGTCGGAGGGCGCATAAGAACAGTATAATTTGAAGTATAAGAAGATACTCCAGACGCATTTTCTGAACGAACCCTAACCAAATAAGATGCACCAGGAGTAAAGCCATTCAAAGCAATAGAACTACTAGACAATCCTGAATTAACATCAACATTGTTTACCTGAACTCGAAAAGTATGATTAGCATTACCGCTAATTGCGTTCCAGTTAAGCGTAAAAGCAGTTTGCGTTATGCCGCTTGCAGTTAAACCAGTAGGAGTAGCTGGGTAGGTTGTAGCACTGCGCCATGGTGAATAGCTGGAATTACCTCCAACATTTCTCGCCCTAACTCTATATCTAAAAACACTGTTTGAAGACAAACCAAAATTATTATTAAA